CTGCATGGAATTTTTTAACAAGATTATTTTTTTGTAATAATTATTTTATATAATTTTTTTTGTTGATACCTGGCCTGTGTATTGTTATGTAATATTACAGTCTCATCCAGATACCTTATGTATTATCCGTGTATAATGATTTGACGTGCGAGTAGTTTTAATTTTTTAAAAAGGAGGCATAATGATCATCGATAAAGTACAGGCAAGGGAGTTAGGAGAAGCTATCATTGACGCAGCAGAGGCTGTAGAAGCAAGAAAACAAGATCAACACATTGTTATGGTAGGTGATAAAGCAGTAGCCATACCATACCATCCTGCATATGCAGATGAGTACGAATCAATCGCTATTATTAAGTATTGACGTGCGAGTAGTTTTCCAAAAAAGAACCCCCCGATACCGAAATACCGAGGGGCTTAGACGAGGAAGGGTAGCCGAGGGAGAAAGACTACACCTGAAGTATAGCAAAGCCACCTAATAAAGCAAGTATTATTTCATGTATTGACATTACTAATGCCACCTAATAGCTTTAACGAAGTTATGAGGCCAAGGGAGATAGTTATGTCGAAGATGAAATACATTACAACACGTAAGCTAACAGACGGTACTATAAAGTGGGTTGTTAGCCCACCTAACTATGTAAAAGCAGCAATAAATGCTAAGTATAGATGCTTCGACAATCAAACAGATGCTACTGAGTATTCTATCTTTGTTAGTGAAGCATATACTGATCACCGAAGAGGTGTAGAAGGCAAAAAATACATAGAAGAAGATACAGTTGCTGCACTAGTTAATGCCTACAAGAGTACAAACAGTTGGACGCAGCTAAGTGCTAACTCTAAACGCACCTATGATCAATTATTACGCTGTATGCAGAACCTTCGGGTTGGTGAAGCACGTAAACCGTTCCAAACAATGCGTGTTCATAATATAGATGTATCCTACGCAGAAGCTTTGTATCAACAGCTAACTAAAGATGTCAGTCAGCATAGAGCTAACCACACATGCAAGGTTTTAAGACGTGTTTGGACTGTAGGTGATCGTCTTGGCATGGTTAAAGCTAATCCATTCAGAAATATGGGTCTAAAGAAAACCCCTGCTCGTACAGTTCTATGGGAACAGGAGCAAGTACAGTCGTTTATAGATACTGCTGATACTATGAACCTACCATCACTGGGTACAATGGCACTGATGTGCTACCACCTGTGCCAACGACCAGGTGATATGCGTAAAATGACGTGGGGGAAGTTTCGCAATGAGATGTTTGGCTTTGAGCAAGAGAAGAACAAGACATGGGTCGATATCCCTGCATCACCTCACCTGATCAAACGATTACAGGAAGCTAACATAAGCAATTCACACGACCACATTGTATATTATGAGCGCACAGGAAGACCGTATGACCGCAGACTATACAACAAAGTGTTCTGTCGTATCAGAGAAGCAGCCAACCTACCCAATGTATTACAGATGCGTGATCTAAGACGTACTGGGGCTACTGAGATGGCTGAAGCAGGATGCACTGAGGATGAACTACGCTCAGTAACAGGCCATCAAAGCCGTGACGTACTATCTATCTATGTACGCCCAACTAAAAAGCTTGCGGCAGCAGGTATCAACAAAAGATTTGGATAAATAATGATTAAAGCAACACTATTAGACTACATGGGTTCAGACTTATCAGTTGTGAACGCAGCACGAGTATCTTTCGGCAACAAGCATGAAGTATTTAACCAGAAGAAAGATGCAAAGCTAATTAAGTTCTTAGCTAAACATAAACACACCTCGCCGTTTGGGCATGTGTTTGCTTCATTCCATGTATCAGCTCCTGTGTTTGTAGCACGTCAGCTTGTTAAGCATAAGTTTCTGCGCTGGAATGAGATCTCCAGACGTTATGTATCCAACAAACCTAAACTGTACGAGCCTACAACATGGCGTGGGAAGGCTCACGATAAGAAGCAAGGATCTTCTGATAGCGTTGTGATCGAGGGTGTTGAGATAAGAGCTACACAAGCTTACGACATATCTCTGTATGAACACCTATTGGAAATGGGAATCTGTGAAGAGCAAGCACGAATGGTTTTACCACACAACCTAATGACCGAGTGGCATTGGTCTGGTAGTTTAGATGCCTTTGCAGATATGTGCATCTTGCGCTGCAATAAAGATACGCAGAACGAGACACGAATCATTGCAGATGATATTAGCAGTATCATGGATAAGTTGTATCCTGTATCATGGGCTGCATTAACCGAATCATAAATAAATTAAACACAAAAGGAATTGACCAATGGCATATCAAAAAGATTATAACTTTGTATTTGAAAATGGAGATACTTGTACCTTACATGCTAAAGGTAAAGGGCAAGCACGGTTACTTTTAAGTCTATTTACACCCGATAGAATAGGAGAAACTGCTATTGGGTATGTTGAAGGCGATAAAAATAATAGCTTTAAAGCTAAAATAGAAAAGATTGAACAGACCGAAATAAAATAAAGTTGACACGTAAAACATTAACTTTTATTAACTTAACTCAACTTGTATCACTTTGAACTAAAAATATTCATTGATATCAATCTATTGGTTGCGGGAGTAGGATTTGAACCTACGACCTTCAGGTTATAGGTAAATCGTTTGTTTTCAATGGGTTACAGGCCACGTAAGTTACTGTACCCATAACTCCAACCCCTAATTAAGTGGTTGACTTATTCACAAAGTGCAGTAGCCTGCGGCTAACCCGCCCAGGGTTAGTTTAACTACTAACTGTTGAGGAAGAGTAATGAGCAAAAGAAAGATAAGAAGCCTAAAGGCTATAGAAGACTATACAGAAACTACAATGAGGCCATGCCAAACCTGTCATAGCTTAATCTGTGTAGGTGATCCTGCGGTACTGGTTGTGTATATAGCCGACCCTAAATTTAAAACAGGTCTAGATGAATTAGATAAAGAGTCTGAAGAAGATGGCTCTTACTTATTTCATCATAATTGCAGAGACTGTGGAGAGGTAGCCAAGGTAAAATATAATGTCCAGCTATCGTGACCAGGTTGAATATGTTAAATCTATAATATTAGCAGAGGGTGATCGGCATACAGCCGATTGCCCTTTTTGCGGCGGTAAGAACAAATTCACATTAGATAAGTTTGATGGGAAATTAATCTGGAACTGTTACCGAGCATCCTGCGGTGTTAAGGGTGCATACACTGGCAAAAGAGATATCAATGCAGCTAAATCCTATCTGCAAGGTAATGCAACCCAGCGCTTCAAAGCTAAATATAAAGAAATACCAACCTTAACTACACGAGTTACCAACCATGAACCTGCTGTAAGCTATCTGAAGCATGTTAATAGCTATGACGCTTACCTGAGAGGCGATATAAAGATTAAGTACGCTCCTAAAGAAGACCGTGTACTGTTCTATAACTCTGAAGGTACAGGTGCTGTAGGTAGATCCTTACGCCCTGTTAGAGCTAAGTGGTGGAGCTTTGGTGATCTATCAGAAGGCATCCATGTAGGTACTGGTAAACATGCTGTGCTTGTAGAGGATGTTGCATCAGCTTGTAGCGTATCTAACTGTGACAATATGACCGCAGTAGCGCTACTAGGTACAAACATCACTAAAAGTATAGCTAAAACACTTAGTAAATACGAAAGAATCACATTAGTTCTTGACAATGACGCATCTCTTAAAGCAATATCCCTAGCAAGAAAGCTAAATATGCAATGTAATGTAAGATTTACGAAACTTGATTTAAAATATCTTACTGCACAAGCAATCGAAGATTTAGTTATATAGAAAGCAAACGACTATACGTTTTGCAGAGAGGGAAGCAATGGTACAAACAAGTATTTTCTATTGGAATTATATTAGGAACAAGGTCATAGGTAGACATAATAGAAACCGTATCAGGGAATATTATTATTCTGACAGAGTCCCTGATGCTATTTGTCATTTGCACATACGTCCTGTCTCGTCGTGGTGCAACACCACACTAGCTCCACCAACTATCCTGTTGAAATAAATTTTAAATCAAACTACATGCGTACAAATAGGTGCATGTAATAATTTTACATAATTATTTTTATAGGAGATCGACATGAAGTGTCGTGGAATAGTAGTTATAGACTACGATATAGACGGTGGCTTTTTAGAAGCTGCGGAAGAACAAAAGAAATTAGAAGATGCGATTGCATCTATCGTAAAAGGCAATAAGCGAGTTGTCTTCCATCAGGTGGATATGAAAGAGCGTCGAGGTGAACAATCACCAGATATTAAGAACATGAAATTTAGGAACAGCTAACTTACTGTTCTAAAACAATAAACAAAGAAAAATGCCCTGGTCGAAAGATTGGGGCTTTTTTTATTTCTACTAATGGTTATTACTAGGGGCATAATAAAATGTCACATGGAAGGGCAGAGCAGTGGAAATACAATTAATAAAGACGTTACTGAGTAATGACACTTACTTAAACACAAAACATAGATTACGCCGATCAATATTCTCAGATGAATTAGCACAGATTTATACCTTACTGGGTAAAGCTCATACTAAATATGAAACAGATATTAAGCCTGACGATCTGTATTCTCTTTGGCTAACAGAGAACCCTGTAGCGACTACCGCAGAGATAAATGACTTCAGGGATCTTGTTGATCAGTTAAAGTACGCAGATAAAATCACAGATACTATAGCTACAGATGTAATAGAAAGCTTATGGCGTAGAGAAATCGGTAGAGACATAGCCAACCTCGGTATCAATATGTCCGAAGGCGATACAACAGCGATGGGCAACCTTATATCCCTGCTTGAGCGTACCAAAGATTCGTACATGCCTGACGATTTCGGTGAGCCAACAACCGATGATATCTACGAGCTATTAGCTGAAACCTCTAATGATAATAGGTGGCAGTTCAACATAGAAACTCTTAGCCGCAATGTGTATGGCATCGGCCCAGCGGAATTTGGAATTATCTTTGCACGACCCGAAACAGGTAAGTCTGCATTAGCTGTAAGCTTTTGTGCAGCACCAGGTGGTTTTGCTCAACAAGGCGCAAAGATATTATATCTTGGTAATGAAGAGAAAACCACACGCACTAAGCTAAGAGCTATCCAAGCTTGTTCTGGTATGACCCGTGAGCAAATAGCAGACAATCCTGATCTAGCCATGAGCAAATACCTATCGATCCAAGACAGAATAGTCATGAAGGATGTTCAGGAGTGGGATTTAGATACAATCAATGGATACTGTGAAAAGATCAAACCAGATGTAATAGTAATAGACCAGGCAGATAAAATTAATATCTCTGGCAATTACAATGCTTCTCATGAACGCATTAGAGAGTTGTATCGAAGCTTACGTGAGTTAGCTAAGAGACATGACTGTGCATTGTTAGGTATCAGCCAAGCAAGTGCTGACGCAGAAGGTCGTACTCGTATAGATTTCTCGATGCTTGAAGGATCAAAGACAGGTAAAGCAGCCGAAGCTGATCTTATCATTGGTGTAGGTAAGCATAGTGCTGCTGAAGACGATAATCCTGACCACACAAGGTTTATAAACATAAGCAAGAATAAGCTAAGTGGTTATCACGGCTGCGTCATTTGCAATATCGAGCCTGAAGTAAGCAGGTACGTGGTATGAGCAACACTGGAAAAATAATATCCTGGTGGTCAGCGGGTGTAACATCTGCCGTAGCCTGTAAATTAGCAATTGATGAATTTGGTGACAGAGTAACTCCCATGTACTTTGCTATAGATAGCAGCCACCCAGATAATGATAGGTTCAAAAAACAATGTGAAGAATGGTATGGTGTAGATATTGAAGTTCGAAGGTCAGAAAAATACTTAGATCAATATGATGTCATTGAAAAAACAAAATATGTTAATGGGCCTTCTGGGGCAAGGTGTACGCTAGAATTAAAGAAAAAAGTAAGAATGCAGGTAGAGAAAGAGTGTTCTTATGATGGTCAGGTCTTTGGCTTTGAATACTCTAAGAAAGAAATAAACAGAGCATTACGCTTTAAAGAACAGTACCCCTCTGCTAAACCTCTTTTCCCTTTAATTGAAAAGAAAATTACAAAACCTGAAACTTTATATTTATTAGAACAGGCAGGTATACCTCGTCCTGAAATGTATAATTTAGGATATAAGAATAATAATTGTATTGGTTGTGTAAAAGGCGGCACGGGATATTGGAATAAAATACGCATAGATTTTCCAGATCATTTCAATCGGATGGCTGAATTAGAACGTAAGATTGGTAGAAGTTGTATAAAAAGTGATTTCTTAGACGAATTAGATCCAAATAAAGGACACAAACAAAAGATAGTTATGCCTGATTGTGGTAACTTCTGTGACATTGAATTTTCAGAACTAGAACACCCACAACTAGAACTTTTTACTAACTACCCTGAATTATTGAGGGGAGATAAGTAATGGGAAAACGATCAAACTTTGAAAGAAATCCAAGAGATTATTATAGAACACCTCGTGAGGCTGTATTTCCTATTTGGCCTTACCTACAAGATCATCAAACTTTCTGTGAACCTTGTGCAGGAGATGGTGCATTAATCAGATCACTACAAGAGATTGGACTAACCTGTTCAAGTGCATGGGACATTGAGCCACAATCTAATGGTATTGATATCCAAGATGCCTGTGATCTTAAAGAAGAGCATTTATACGATGCTGATCTAATCATTACAAACCCACCGTGGGAGCGTAAGCTTCTGCATCCTATGATAGAACGGTTCTCAGACCTCAGACCCACTTGGCTGCTGTTTGATGCTGATTGGATACACACCAAGCAATCCATTCCATTCATGCCTCGCCTAAGAAAGATCGTAAGCGTTGGTCGTGTGAAATGGTTCGACAAAACCGCAGGTAAAGATAACGCATGTTGGTATTTGTTTGACCGCCACGACGAAACTTATGCAACGAGATTCTATGGGAGAACGTAATGAACATATTAGTATTGGATTTAGAAACAACCGTCCAGAAGATAGGTGGTAAGACGGATAATAGCCCGTACCATCCTGATAATAAATGTGTGAGTTCTCATACTTCTCGTGTTGAGCTAGAAGGCATGTCCAAGGTAAAAAACCTAGTCTTTCATCATAATGAAAAAGATGTGCCTGATAGCCCAGCGCCACTACAAGACGAACTCAATTGGGCTACACTTTTGGTATGCCAGAACGCTAAGTTTGATGTTACCTGGTTATTAGAAATGGGCTTTGATATCCCTGACCAGGTCTATTGCACTATGATAGGTGAATACATCCTATCTAAAGGTCAGAAGCGTCCGTTGTCGCTCAAAGCAATAGCTGAACGCAGAGATGTTACACGCAAGAAGTCTGATCTTGTTGATGATCTATTCAAGAGTGGTACAGGCTTCGAGGCTATGCCTTTAGCTACTGTTATAGAATATGCAGAAGCTGACGTTATATCCTGTGGTGAAATCTATCTGGATCAACAGGACGAGTACGCAGCTAAAAGCAATAGGTCATTAGCAGAGACAGTAAAGCTGATGAACGAGATGCTTTTATTTCTGGTTGAGATAGAAAGAAACGGCATAAAGATTGACCTTAATGTACTTGGGGATATTAAGAACCAGTTCCAACAAGAACAACAGGATCTTAACAAACGCTTAGAAGAGATAGTCGAAGAGGTTATGGGCGACACGCCTATTAACTTAGCGTCAGGCGCTGATATGACTAAGGTTGTATATAGCCGTGAAGTACTTGATCGTAATGACCATAAACAGGTATGGAACATTGGTGTCGGGCCTACTGGCAAACCACTATATCCACCACGAATGAACAAGAGTGAGTTTAGAAAAGCTGTTAGAGCAACGACTAAAATCATTCAACGTACTGATGTTATATGCTGCGATGCTTGCGATGGGCGTGGTCGTATACAAAAGTTTAAGCAGATCACTCGTACAAAGATGGGCAAGAAGTATCGTGTTCAAGGTGATCCATACAAGAATCTATCTAAATGCCCTGCTTGTTTAGGTGTTGGGGCTTTCTATAACCCTAATGGTATAACAGCAGGTCTAAAGCTTAATCCTGCTACACCTTCTGATGCTTCTATAAACGGATTCAAAACAGATAAAGTTACTATAGAAAGATTGATCTCTCAGGCTGAAAGTAAGGGCAATGATATAGCTGTAGAGTTTCTAACAAAGAGCAGCAGACTAAACGCTGTTAATGTTTACCTCGATAGTTTTGTTAAAGGGTTTGAAACATGGACACGATCAGATGGTATATTGCACACGCAGTTTACCCAGTGTGTTACAGCCACGGGTAGGTTATCCAGTACAGCACCCAACATGCAGAATGCTCCGAAGCGTGGGTTTCCTGTACGCAAGGCTGTTGTAAGTCGATTTGAAAACGGAACAGTTGTTGAAGCAGATTTCAGTTCTGTTGAGTTTGTACTCGCAGGGGAATTATCTAGGGATACTCAAATCATATCTGATGTAATTAACGGCAAAGATTTACACAAGCAAACAGCTACAATTATAAATCAATGTGATGTTTCTGAAGTTACAAAAGAGCAACGCCAAGCTGTAAAGGCGCATTCGTTCGCCCCCGTTTATGGTTCGACAGGGAATCAATATGAGGGTCATACAAAGCAATATTACACTGAGTTTTTTGAAATATATAAAGGGCTTGCTGAATACCATAAACGATTAGCAAATGGTGTTCTAAAGAATGGTATCGTGCAAACACCTTCAGGAAGACAATTCTTTTGGCCTAACGTAAAAAGGCTAAAAGGTAATCGTACTACCTTCTATACACAGATAGTTAATTACCCTGTCCAATCTAGTGCAGCGGATTTAATGC